GCAACAGTAATATTGAATCAAAGAATGATAGAGCATGGTAAGTGGTCTGTATGTTCTGAAAAGTAACCACACCAAAAATTAGTTTGATGGAATTTAGAACTAAAATAATTTATGAAGGCAGGAATTATAATGGAAGAAAAACAAATCAATATTAACAAACATATGTATTTCAGCGTTGAGTATGGAAGATTTTATTTAACATCAGAGGCATCTGAAATTATCTATAGACAAAAAGAATTAATTTGCAGTTATAGTGGAGCTAATGAATGGATTCATCATTTTACTTGTGAAATGCTTGATTTTTGTTCAGGTACTAGTATTTACAATTACGCACTAGGGACTATCAGGCACGAAGAAGAAATGGCAAAAGTATTCAATTCTAATAAAGAAGGTTTGGTTAATTTCATTAATAAAACAACTCAGGAACCTTGGGGTAAAAAGATGTATGAAATGATCGAAATGATTATTGACGGAGCAGTAACCAATTAACCAAATAAAAATTCCATTTCATCTTATAGAAGGGAGAAAATTATAATAATGGAACTAACTAAAGAAATGTTAAATTGTCTAAAATTACCTCACACTATTATTAATGGTTGGGAAGGGTCTTGTGGGAATTGCTTAGTGTTTTTGCGAGATGAAGTAGTAATGCGGAATGGGCAATGTACAATTTCAATAGACTGTCTTAAATGGCTTAATGAACAGGAAAGAACATTGAGCAAATAAAGCGATATTCATATTAAAATAATTTAAGAAAGAGGTTTTATAAATGAAAAAGAAAATTATTGGAAGTATTATCGGATTAATAGTTGTATCTACTGTTTTAACAGGTTGTCTTGAACCAGATAAGGCAACTCAAGTAATGAAAGAGCAAAATGAAAATAAGAAAAATCAAGCAGCAAATATGATGGAACAAACACCTACACCAAATTTTAATCGTAGTCTGAAAGAGCAAAATGAAAATAAGAAAAATCAAGCAGCAAATATGATGGAACAAACACCTACACCAAATTTTAATCGTAGTCTAGAAAGAGAAAATATTATCAATAGACTTAAAAACACTAATGATCCAAATCAACTAACTTGGATTTATCCAATGAGTGCAGGAAGAGTAATTGGAAGGTTCCCAGTTAGAGGCAAAATTACTTCGGGAGGGAAAAGATTAACATCTACACAACAATTTCTTTCAGGTGGTAATTATACTTTAGGTGAAGCTCCAGATGAAATGGGTGCTTATGGTTCAAGTGGAGATTATGTATTTTGGTTTGACCCTGCAGGAAGAGGCCCATTCCAACATAGAGGTGATTATTTTGTAACTCCTGTACCTTATAAAATTGATTCAGGATATGGAACAATTACTTATGAAGTTGATACAAGTGAAGAATCGAAAAGAAGTAATTATGAAGATCAAATTAAAAAGAATCAAATAAATGGAGGTAATTAATTATGAAAAGTATTGCAAAAATTTGGTTATTAGTTTTAGGAATGTTTGTTGCCATTGGAGTAGTTGGGTTCATAGGGAAAACAGTTCTATTTCCTGTCCATGTACTAGATAAAACTACTGAAACTGGATATGGAATTGTGGATAAAACACTCAATGCTGATAATGTACTTTTTAATTATGAACAATTCCATGATCTTTATCAAGGAGCAAAACAACAAGCAGTTAATATTTCTAATAGTAAAACTCAAATTAATAACTTGAAAGAAACTTATGGAGAAGACGCTAGTAAATATCCTAAAGATGTACGAAATGATTTATCTTTTCAACAACAAAATCTAGAGGGATATTTGCTACAATATCAAAAAATCGTATCTGAGTTTAATTCAAATAGTAAAAAATTAAATAGGGAATTGTTTAAAGCAAAAGAATTGCCTTATCAGTTACCAATGGATTATAAAGAATTAGGAATTTAATATTTAAAACAATATACCATATGTAGTGTTTAATCAGATACCATTGCATATGGTATACATAAAGGAGAATATAAATAAATGAACTTAACTAAAAAGCATCTCAACATCATATACAATGGAATAGTGTAACTTGATTGTTGTTCATGCTATATTGCTACTGAATGTCATATCAACAATAAAACTTATTGTCAAGAAATTAGTGAATGGTTGAAAGATCAAATTATTAAGGAGGAAAAATAATTGAATAAAATTATGATGCTTAAAGCAAATAGCCCTGCGACACATAAACTAGGTGACATTGGCAGAAAATATGATGATAAAATTAGGATTCATTCAGATGATGATACACATTACATAGGAAGTTTCGAAGAAGGTTATGGTTTTATTAATGTAAAATTTAACAAATCAGATTGCAGACAATTAACCCAAATGGAAAGAGAAAAACTCAATGGCAATTGGTATACAATTAATGGTAATCCATTATATAGAATTTATGTTGACGAGGAAGGAAATATTGTCAATGGAAAAGTTTTAACTGTAAAAGGTGTTATTAGCAAAGTTACCGATTCTTTAGGAAATGATAAACATAGTAATTTTATTAATTTAGAAGTTGAGTTTGGCGAAGATATATTAATTGGTAGAAGTATTGTTATGTTGACTGGAAAAGGTGCTATTACTACTTCAAGAGTGACTAATGTTAATATTCATGAGAAGCAATATATGATTTATACTAAAAATAGTATCTATTATATAGAGGTAACTAATGGCTGAAAAGATCATTGCATATCTAAAACAGGAAGCAGATAAAGAAGTAGTTAGAAAAGCTAAAGCAAAAGAGCAAGATATAAGAGGATACATAATTGGTAGCGTTTATAAGGCACAAAAGAGACGAAAAAAGTACATGGGGAGGTAGTGAGTATTATAGACAAATAAATTGACTCAATTAAAGGATGTGTAAAAATATGACATTTTACTGGGTTGTATGGTTTACAGGTGGAGCTATAGGGATATTAGGAGGAATATATTGCTTGTATTATGCAGTTAAATACCTATAGATTTAAGAATTTAAGTGAAAAAGTGGCAAAACTATGTGTGATGAATTGGATAGTCTAAGAAATGAAACTACAAAGAAATTAGGCAAACTAATTATTGATAAAGACAACTTAAAAGATGCGTTGGAATATTTGTTAGATACGTACATTCAATTAGTCGATAATGCTTGCCAGTGCAAGAATATGTATTTTGATGATCCTACAGAATTATGCCCATATTGTAATGTTAAAGAAGTATTAAAAGAGATTGAACAAAAAGGAGTGTAAAATTTATGTCAATGTCTATAGATGTAATTACTGGTTTTGTTGCTCTAGGTGGTTTAGGAATAGGATATTATATAATTAACTCCAAAAATACTAAAAGTAAGAAATCAGAAAAAGAAATTATCATTCCATATACCAGACCAGCACAAGAAAGAATTCAATTTTCTAAAGTTAATACAGATGTTAAAACTACACCAATTACTTCATCAACTACAAAGAAAACTCAAACTCCTTCAAGAAGTTCAAATACTATTCGTAGTCACAATACATATGTTGATGATGATTTTTATCCTGTGCATCATGATTATGGAAGTAGCTCTCATAGTAGTTCGCATGATTATCATAGTTCGTATGATTCTGGTGGAAGTTATGACTCAGGTGGTTGCGATTGCGGAGGATGTGATTGATATCCTTTAAGTTGTAGTTTTTAATGGATTAGAAATATAAATTTAAGAAGGAGGAAAATACAAATGGATACAAAATTAATATTAGATTTTCTTAGTAAATTGGGTGAACAGGTGAGTTCTACGGGTCAAGAGGTATTTAAAATTTACATGCAACAATCATATGTAGATGGAATATCATCTTTAATTTGGGCATCAGTGTTGTTTTTGATATTTATCGTTGGATGTAGTGTCACTGGTTTTACTTTAATGTCTAGAGGTAAAAAATTAGATAGAGAAAACTTTTGTTCTACAAACTCATTTGAAGAAGAGAAAATAATGTATTATGGTATTGGAATTGCATTTATTGTAATAGGATGTATTCTTTTCTTAATATTCGGGATGCCAGAACTAACAAATGGAATTAAACATTTGATTAATCCTCAGTATTATGCTTTGCAAGATTTAGCTAACGCTGTTAAAAGTGCGGTAAAGTAAATTTAATTGTTCTAAGAAAGGATGAGATTAATTGAGTTCATTTAGAAAAGAATTTGCTACATACACATTAGAATAATTAAAAAATAATGATTTTGGTTTTACTCTTAATGATTCATTTGTTTCAGAAAATGAAGTTAAAAGTATGCTTGATTCAATAGAAGCAGGTGTAAATATAGTAAAGGAAGGATTAGAGAATATCAAAGGGTTGACAGAAATAGATGATATTTATAATATTGTGAAAGTGTTGTCTGATAAATTGTATTAATTCTTGATATAAAGGAGGATTTCAATGTAGGGTTTTCAGATGAGCAATCTATGAGTTTAGTATTAAATGATGCTAAGAAATTAGAGGATAGGTTTAATAAATTGGGTTCTGGCGTAAAATCAAAGAAGTAATAAATATATGGGGAGTTAAATCTCCCCATCTCTAAAAATATTAATTAAAGAAAGGACGTTAAATAGTATGGATTTAATATTTTACAATGGACAAAAATTATATATTAAACAAAAAGAATCATATCAAAGATGCGTTGATTATTTGGAAAAAGATTTAGGTAAAGTCTTATTACCTTATCAGAAAACATTTATACATAATTTAGTTAAAAGTAAAGAAACTAATAATATTTATGGTGATGATTTTAAAGTTGAAATTTCTAGTAAAGTAAATTCTCAAAATGATTATATTTTATCTATTAAAGATTATGATGAGAATCAAGTATTTGAAAATGAAATTATTATTAGTTTTGATAAGAATGAATTGAGACAATTAATAAGTTTGTTGGAAGGATGTTTATAATGAAAGAATCTGTAATCCTAGACAGTGGCAAATATACTGTGATTTTAGAATCAAGTAATTCAAAATTTTTGTTTTACGCATTGAGATATAATGAACAGTGGGAAGCTGGTAAACATCTTGATAATTTACATTTAGCTATGTTTCAAAGGATTAGAGATTTAGAAGATAAAATTAGTGAGAACATTAAATAAAATGGAGGTGAACCATACAATGGCAGTTATATATGATTGTATGTATTGCGGTAAAGGAATTAGTTCAGACATGAATTTTGAAGGTAATGCAGTGGATTTTCAAAAATGGTTTCTTGATAAGGTTAAACAATTGTCTGATAAATGTGAATGTAGAAAAGAAGATACTCATTGTCGGCACTTGCATACTGAATCAACTCATCCTTATGGTTGGATTGCATGTAAAGATTGTGGTAAATTATTGAGTTAAAATATAATTAATCAATAAAAGTAAAACCCTGTAACCCTTGCTACATAAGGGTTTCTAAAATCAAATAATCCAATAAAAGGATATTTTTATAGGATAAGAAAGGAGATTACATTAATGTTAATTCATTGTAGGAATTCGCTTTGTAAATATTATTGGGAAGACTCATGCACTATTATTTTAGAGAATAGGCTTGTAGCATTAGATGAGAATGGTAAATGTGAAGAGCAAGAAGAAGGTATTAGCGATTGGTATAAAGAAGGATGATTTCTTAAATATAAAAATAAAATTGTTTGACATTGGTATGATAATATAGTATAATTATTATGAGTCCAAAAATTAAAGAAAGGAGAATAACTTATGAAAACATCAAATTTCACAGACATCTTCAAATCTATGCAAACCAAATTCCCAGTGGAAGAATGCATAGAGAAAGACAAGAAAGAAGAAGCAATATATAATTCAAAGAATAAATATTTATGTTTAGTTATAGACAAAAGATTTAAAGATAATATAGAATTAAAAATTATGACTCCTTACATATGGGTAGGAAACGAATCAAGATATTCAGGACATGAAGATTTTAAAGACTTTGTTGGTTATGGATGGATTAATGAAAATGGTTATTATATTGATAACTTTGAAAATCCTATACATGTTATTGATGATGAAATTGTAATCGGGTTTGTGCCATATGAAGATAAAAATAGCGACGATCTAAAATTATGGGATATTGTAAAAGAAGAAGATTAATAAATATTTTACATGTGAATTGAGGTGATTAATTTTCATTGAATTTTAATAGACCAAAAAATGAAACTGAAACACACTTTCTACTAAAAGAAATATCTAAATACATATTATTCGGTTGGGGTTATAATAAACTTGGCACAGAAGTAGGTTCTATGTGGGATAATGATATATCAAAATTATTTCATAAACAAGGCAAATCACATAAAAATATTGTAGATTGCGTTGGATTAAAAAAAGTATCATTGGGTAGAGGCAAGTTCTACTATGACATGAAGACAATTGAAGCAAAAGCAAGTTTAAGTGATTATAAAAATGGTTTTTGTGGAGCTTGTGCAAGGACATATATTATAAGCACAGTAAATACCATACCAATTGAACTTTTGCCAAAACACATAGGATACATAGAAGTTGATATTAATAAATTTGAACTAAAGAAGTATTCTCAGAAAATTTCTGACATGCAAGGCGTTAACTTAGTCCGACAAGCTAAAAAGAAAATTGATTCAAGGTTCAAAGATGAAGAAAAGTATAGAAAATGGTGTGCAGATAGTTTAGAAAGAGTTGCTTACAGAAGTAGTAGCGAATTACTGTTCTGGCGTAACTATATTGAATTTAGTAATAATAATTAAAAAATAAATAATTGGAGGAATATTATTTTGATTAACTCAATAATGAATAATATTAGAGTTGCTAAAGTAAATTGTTTTAATGAAGAAAGATTAGGTGCAGGAAAAGGATTTTTAGTTTGGTTAGTTGCAAATAATGGTTATGATTTTGGGACATATAGAGATAATGATTATGAAGAAGATTTTCCAAGAAAAGAAGTAATGTTTATAGATAATACAATTGATGAAGCACTGCATCAAGCATCAGATTTTCTACTTGGATTAGAATTACAAAAAGTAACCAGAAACATTAAGGAAAGTGGAATTATTATTGGCGAATCTTTAAAGTCGTTGAAAGTTTAGATTTATTCTATATAGGAGGTGAGAAATATAATGGAATCAACATCACGTAAAATGATTGATGAATTTAAAAATAATCCAGCAAAAGCAATTAAACAATTAGAGTTCTGTGGATATGAATGTGAAGGTGGAGTAATGGTTAACAATATGGCATTTATTGCTTTGAAAGAATTAATTATGGAGGATGATAGGTAAATTGCAAAAAGTAAGATTCCTTAAAGATTTTAACTCATTTAAGAAAGATACTTATCGAGTTATCATGGAAGAAAATGCATTGTATTATCGTATTCAAGTTAATTTGGATAGTGATGAGTTATATTGAATACATAAAAATGATTGTGGAATGTTATTTCAGGTTGTGGAGAGGAGTTAGAAAATAATGAAAAGAGAAGATATTGTGGCATTTCAAAAAGTAGTGCCTCATTCAAAGAGTATATGTGGCAGTTTAGACAATAGCTATGTTTGGGAAATGGCAAAAGAAATAAATCAACCATATTTATTTGTATATAAAATTGATCATGAAAAAATTGTTTTAAAATATAATGAAGATGATTTTGGAGATTTTTTCTTACCAGAAGATTTTGAGCTATACATAGAGAGTAATACAAATCAAGATAATAATAATGAAAGTGGGAATATTATAATGAAAAAATCAGAATTAAATAGTTCAATGCTTTTCAAAATGCGCGATGGAGATTTATATGCTTTGTTAGATGATGTTGAAAGCAATAAAGTATTCTGCAATAAAGAAGATATTAAACAAGGATATAGTGATTATGGAATATCAATTAATGATTATGATGAAGATTTATCTCCAGAAGATGAAGCCTATGACATTGTAGCAATTAAACAAAGAAATAGTTGTGTGAAAGTTATTGCTGATGTTCTATCAGATACAGAACCAGAAAAATGGGATTGGGTAGAAGAGACAGAAAAAGATGTAGAAGAACAAAAAGTTGAAAACATTGTCCAAAATATTACAATTAATATTACTATTGATTCATCTAATAAAGATTCGTCACAATTTAGAGAATTAATTAATGGACTTAGCAAATATGCAACTCAATATTCAAAAGTGTAAAACCAAGAATCAAGCTATGAGTGCGTTGTAGGGTTCGGTACTTGGCATGAAATCAAAATTTGATTCGATTATAAATATAAAAATAATGTTTGACATGTTTTGTCGATTATGTTATAATTATTAGGTGGTTAAAAATAAACAATATTTTATAGAAAGGATTGATGCCTATTAAGATGACATCATTTGGGATGAAACCTATTAAGAGAAATAAGGGGCCAAGTTCTTTCAATATATTTTTAAAAGTTTGTGTATAAAATAATAAATAAAAATATTGAAAGAAGGAATTAATACATATGTTAAAAGAAACAATGAACAATGTTTATGTGGTGGGACAATTGGTTAAAAAAGATTTAGCAATTAAAAATGTTGACGTAAAAGATAAAGACGGTAATGTAGTTGGTCAAGAGCAAGCTATTAGTGGAGATTTAATTATTAGAACTCTTGACGGTAGCGAAAATGAAGTATCATATTTTTCAAAGAAACTAAAAAAAGATGGTAGTGGAGAAAACTCTATTTTTAAAGGTTTAGAAACAGTAATGAATGAATATAAAGCACTAGAACAATTTCCAAATGAAGCAGACATTATTAAAATTGGATCTGGGCAATTCAATGTTCAAGATTACAAGGGAAAAGATGGGGAAGTTAAAACATACGCAGGAATCAAAGCTAATTTTGCTAATAGACTAACCCTAAAAGAGATTGAAACAACTCCTATGGAGGCTAAGTTTGAAATCGAAGGTGTGGTTGTTAAACTAGAAGAAGAAGTATATAAAAATGAACCCACGGGGAATGCAAAAGTTACAGTAAATCTTCTGGGTTATGAAGGTACAATTATTCCAGTGGTGTTAACAGTTCCTAAGTCAATCGCAGAACCTTTTATGTCTGCTGGTTTTTTTGAGGGGGGTTTCGCTAAATTCACTGGTAAGTTAGTAAATACTAAAGAAACTGTTGAAATAATAGAAAAAATGGCTTTTGGAGCAGACAACGTAAAAGTAGTTACAAACACTGTAAGTAGGAAAGAAATTATGGGAGGTAGTCCAAAAGGCACTCCAATTGAACATGAAATTGACGAAACAGAATATGCACAAGCCATTGCAAAACGTAAGCTAAAATTAGATAAAATAAAAAACGAACCTGCTAAAGTTGCCAACACAAATGGTGCTCCTCCTATAAATAATCCTTTTGCTACAAGTGGCACAGCAACAAATCAAACGGCAAATCCATTCAATCCTTTTACATCAAAGTAATTTCTTAAAATGAATAGACCTATTTGTTAGTAGGTCTATTCATAAAATAATAAAAATAGAATTAAAAAGGAGATTAATAATTAATGATCAATTTAGCAACATTAGAAGAAAATAAGGTAACTACTGAATTAACTCAATATCCGATGGTTTGGATTGGAGAAACGGGTGACGGAAAAACATTTAGTATGAATCAATATCTAACAGAGATTAGTCCCGATGGGAAAAAGCCTTTATTCGTAATGTTTGAAGACAGACATAAAAAGATTCCTGGGATTATGGCTCAAAGGGTAAAAGATATCTCAGAGGTGTTTTCTATTGTAAGTCAGTTTAAAAATCCAGCCATTCGAGAAAGATTTTCTTGTGTTGTGTTTGATACTGCTGATAAATTTGAAGAAATGGCCAGTAGATATACAGCAGCTAATAAAGAAGTAGAAATTATAGAAGATTTAAATTTTGGTAAAGGAAAAAGATATTTAAATAGTATAATGGGAGTTACAACTGAGTTGAGAAATATGGGAGTTACTGTTCATTTTATAGCTCAAGCTTATACAAATACAAATATTATCACTAAGCAAACGACTGTTGAAACCAAATTAAAGGATGTCACGAAAGCCCAAATGTTTCATGAAGCTTTTTTAGTAGGTTTGGTTAAAAAAGAAAGTGAAACTTCTGATGAAAGAATTATTACTTTTAAGAAAACAAGTATTTTCAAAGAATTAAAGGATAGTTTTGGATTGCCTGATGTTATAAAAGTATCCCAATTAAAAAGTGCAATGGAGAAAACATTTGAATCAATAGATATAGAATATCTAACCAAAGAAAAGACTTTTATAGAAATCACTGAAGATCAACCTTTTGAATTAATTAAAACTAGGGGGAGTGAATTAGGTGGTTTACTTGCACAAAATGGCTATTTAGAAGAAGCAAGTAATATATTAAAAACAACAATAGGGACTCATAATGATGGAACTCCAAAAATGTTTGATAGCTTAATAGAATCCCAAATCGACGTAGCTAAAGTTGTAGTTATTAAATTGGAAGAATTAGCGACTAAATATAAATTACTTTAATATAAGAAGCTAATAGGGAAGTGTCATAGCTTCCCTTCTTTAACATAAGGAAGGTGAAAATACTGGCAAGAAAATCAAAATGCAAAGATTGCGAAAAAGAAATGTCTAAAGAGGAGAAGTTTGTTCATAGTGGTAAATCTTATTGTAAAGAATGTTATGATAAAATTTCTATAGGTAAGCAGGATTATAATTTATTAATTAAAACCATTTGCGAATATTTAAACATAGAAAAACCTACTGGTTTAATAATGAAACAAATAAAAGAGTACAAAGATCAACTAGGATATACATACGGTGGAATGACCTATTGTTTATGGTTTATTAAAGCAATTGAATGTAAATCTTTTAGTGAAGTTAAATATGGAATTGCATTAGTTAAATATAATTATGAAAAATCTAAAAGTTATTTTTTACAACAAGGGAAAATAACCAATAGTGTACAAAACGTAAATCAAGAGGAAACAGTAAATGAGGTAAAGGTAAATTTAGAAAAAGTATATGCTAAAAAAGATAGTTTTCTATTTAATATTGGTGATTTAGTTGAGGAGGTGGATTAATGGATGTATTAGGTCTAGTTGATAAAAGAAATATCTTCCTTTTATTAGGAGTCTATTGTAATAATCCAAGGTTAATTTTAGATAAAAAATATGAAACGAACCCTAATGATTATTCAGAAACATTTCATCGAATGGTTTATGGAACTATTTATAATATTGCAAAACGATCAACAGTAGATAAAATAACTTCTTTAGAAATAGAAAATGAATTATCTCAATTCCCTTCAGCTTTGGCTCTATGGACAAATAATGATGGATCACTATACATTGAAAAAGCAATTGAAGAAACAGTAGATAAAATCCCAAATATTGGACTATATTATGATACTGTTAGAAAATTTTCCATATTAAGAATGGCTATAGAAAAACTAAAAATGGATATTAATTTCATTTATGATGAAAGTGATGAGCATAAGTTAGCAACATTCAATCAAATGGATAGTAAACAAGTGTTAGGTAAATTCTTAAATAAATTTGAAGAGTTCAAAAATCTGTGGAAAACAAACTTTGGAGATAATTACAATTTTCATGCAGGTGATGGAATTGAGGATATAATTGAAGATTGTAAAAACCAAGACACAAGTTATGGATATCCTATGCAAAGTGGATATATGACCACTATCTTTAGAGGTTTGAGACCTAAGAAATGTATGATTAGAAGTTCAGTAAGTGGGGGAGGAAAAACCAGAAACTCCTTGGCAGAAGCATGTAACATTTCATCAGATAAATTATTTGATTGGAATAAACACATTTGGTTATCCACTGGACAAAAATCACCAGTTTTATTTATATCTACAGAATTGTCAAAAGAAGAATTACAAACTTGTTTATTGGCTCATATTTCTGGAATAGATGAAGACAGATTGACTGAATGGAAGGATATTACCCCTGAAGAAGAGATTGTTATCTATGAAGCAGGGAAAATTGTCAAAGAGAGTTTGCTTTATGGCGAATATCAACCAGACTTTACTATTGAGACTATTGAAGAAACCATTGAACAATATATTATAAATCAAAACATTACCCATTGTTTCTTTGATTACATAAATGACTCCCCAAGTTTATATGCATATTATGGTCAAAAAACAGGAGTAAAATTAAGAACAGACCAAATCTTATTTTTATTCTCTGCGGCTTTAAAACAACTAGCTAATAAATATGAAATATTTCTAGGAAGTTCAACACAATTATCCTCCAATTGGAAGGAGGAAAAAGATGGAAACGCTTTAAAAGGAAGTAAGGCCATTTTAGAGAAACCTGACTATGGTATTCTTGCCCTTCCTGCCAGTAGTGCTGATTTACAAAAGCTAAAACCAATATTAGATAATGGATTTTATACAGAACCAAATATGGGTTATTATATCATTAAAAATCGAGGAGGGAAATGGAAAAACATTATTGTTTGGACTAAAATAAATATGGGAACAGTAAGAGAAATTGATTGTTTTGTAACTACAGTAGATTTCGAATTAATTTCTGATATTAAGAAAACTATCATAGAATTTCAATTAGATGATGTTGGAGATTGTGATAAAATCGAAATTGAAGGTAGTGCAACAGAACTTATTGAAGAATTCAATAAAATAAAACTTGAAGAATAGGTGCAGATTATGTTAAATGCACAAGAATTAAAAACTAAAATTAATGACATTGATGTTATAAAACTAGTGGGGAGAATGGGTTCAGATGATTATATAGACACGGATGAAGCGTTAATCTTCAAAACAATTTGTCATCATGGAGAAAAACACAAACTATACTATTATAAAGAAAGTAAATATTTTCATTGTTTTACTGACTGTGGAGATGGTTTTGATATTATAGAATTAGTTTGTAGAAACAAGAATTATTCCTTTGTTGAAGCAATCAATTGGATCTGTATTCAATTAAATTTTTCTACTTTGACTGAAGGTTTTGGACAACAAAGTGAAATGATAAATGATTGGAGTTTTATAAACAACATCAAGAGGAAAAAGAAAGGAGACACTAACAAACAAAAAGATTTTTATGATAATAGTATTTTAAATATCTTTCAGAAAATGTATTGGAAAGATTGGATAGATGAGGGAATAAGTATTGAATCTATGTATAAGTACGGCATATTATATAGTACACTACAACAAAAAATAATAATACCACACTACAATATAAATGATCAACTTATGGGGGTGAGAGTTAGATTAATGATTGAGGAGGAGATTGAATTATATGGTAAATATTCTCCATTTCAAATAAGGAAAGTAATATATTCTCACCCATTAAGTCAAAATTTATATGGTATTAATACAAATAAAGAAACCATTAAACGCAAGAGAAAAATAATGCTAGTAGAAAGTGAAAAAAGTGTTTTACAGTGTGACACTATGTTTGGGGAAGAAAATTTTACGGTGGCGTTATGCGGGAATAGTTTTAGCAATTTTCAAAGAGATTTAATATTGAGCCTAGAAGTTAATGAAGTTATTGTTGCATTAGACAAACAGTACAAAAATGTAGAAAGTGAAGAAGCAAGTAAGTGGGCAAAACATATTAGAGAAAGAATAATTAATAAACTAGCTCCTTATTGTATTGTAACTATTCTATGGGATACGGAAGGATTACTTCCTTATAAAGCTTCCCCTTCGGATCTTAATAAAGAAACACTATTGAGACTCATGGATAAAAAGATATATACAGGTTGTATATAAATATAATAATAAAAGTGAGGTAATTATGAGTTTTAAATACAATTTAAAAGGAACTTCAATTGGTTTCAGTAATATAGTAGAAACAATTTTAAAAAATAGAGATATAGAAAATATAAATGACTTCCTTAATCCAAATGCATCCCATTTAGAAGATGAATCTTTATATGATCATATGGAGTTAGGTTTCGAAAATTTACTATATCATATTAAAAAAGATAGTGCTATTGTAATTGTCGTGGATTGTGATGCAGATGGATATACAAGTGCTTCCGTAATGTATCAATATATCACACATTTAATTATGAAATTCAATAGTAAATCTACAATTACATTTATTGTACATGATGATAAGGCACACGGATTAGATGAAATCACATTAAATAGAATTATAAAAATAGAATGTGGATGCAACTTAATCATCTTACCGGATGCATCTAGTAATGATTACGCTGAACACAAATACTTCAAAAATAAGGGAATTGATATTTTAGTCATTGATCATCATGGGTGTGAAAGATATAGTGAAAATGCAATAGTAATTAATAATCAGCTATCTACACAGGTAACAAATAAAACAATGACAGGAGTTGGGGTTTGCTATAAATTTATAAAATATATTGATAAAAAATTAAATCTAAATTGTGCAGATGACTATCTTGATTTAGTTGCAATTGGAATGATAGGAGACGTAAGCGATTTAAGAAATTTAGAAAGTAGATATTTGGTTTTAAAGGGAATTGAATTAATTATTAAGGGACAAAATAAAAATAAATTTATATCAGCTTTAATTAAAGATAAGGCTTATGATATGAAGAATGAAGTAAGCATCATTGGAATTGGTTTTTACATCGTTCCATTAATTAATGCACTTATTAGAAATGGCACTTATGAAGAAAAAGAGTTAATGTTTAAAGCTTTTCTCAATATTAATGAGAAACATATAGATAAAATCAGAGGAAAAGGCGAAGTTGAATTATCATTACAAGATTATGTCGTAAGGATAGGAAATAAATGCAAAAGGAAACAGAAGAAACTTGTTGATGAAGCAGTTGAAGTTGCAAAGAATCAGGTGGATAAATATCAACTTTTCAACAATGGAATTATAATTATTAATGCAACTGGACTAACAGAAAAGAATTATACTGGACTATTGGCAAATAAACTAACTAATATTTATCAAAGGCCATGTTTTTTACTTAGTTCTCATGATGAAGATTTTGCAGGAAGTGCTAGAGGGTATGACAAAAAGGATATAAAAGATGTTAGAAAATGGTGTATCGACAGTGGATTATTTAATTATGCTTTAGGTCATCCAAATGCTTGTGGGATTTCCATACATAATAGTAAAATCAATGATTTATATGAAGTTGTAAGTAAAATTCAAGTCTCCAATTTTCTAATTTATGATGTTGATGGAATCTTTAATGATAAAACATTAAATAAAACTATAATTGAGTCAGTTGCAAAACATAAAAACATATGGGGAAATTCAGTAGACGAACCTTTATTTGCAATTGAGAATTTAGTAGTAAATTCAAAGGACATTGAGTTAATGGGTAAAAATAAAAACACTATAAAAATTAACCACGATGGAATTGCCCTTATGAAATTTTTTACAAATGAAGATAGATATAATGATATGAAACAACACCAAGCTATAAATGTGACCATCATAGGAAAATTTAGTATCAATGAATACAATGGAAAGATTACACCACAAATTATCATTGAGGATTTTATGTATACTCCAAGCGTAGTTAAATTTAGATTTTAAGAAGGTGAATAATATTGTATTTTTCAGCACATTCACATACAGAGATGTCGAATTTACGCCTACCAGACTGTACCAATAAAACTAAAAACTTGATTAAATATGCAGAAAAAATTGGTTTAAAAGGAATTGCAATAACCGATCATGAGTGTCTTTCGGCTCACATTGAAGCAATTAAAATCAATAAAGAATTACAAAAAATAAATCCTGACTTTCAAGTTGCTCTTGGTAACGAAATATATCTTGTAAATAGTTTGGAAGAAGTTAAAGATAATTACACTTCAGGAGTCACTAAATTCCCTCATTTTATCCTCATTGCAAAGTCAAGAGAAGGGCATCTAGCTCTAAGAAAAATGTCAACATTAGCTTGGATGAATTCATTTAGGACTGGAAGAATGGAAAGAACCCCTTTAACCACACAACAGTTGGTGGAGGTGATGGCTGAATATAAAGGTCATGTAATTGGTAGCACAGCATGTTTAGGAGGGTTTGTTGGTCTGAAATTTAAAGAGTTTCAGACCAACAAACCAGAAGCGTTGAAGGATATAGATAGTTTTTTAAATGCTTGTAAATATGTCTTTAATGATGATTTCTACTTGGAAATTCAACCATCATTATCAACTCAAGAACAAATTGATTACAATAAATTTGTCATTGAATTGGGAGAAAAATACAATATTAAAGTTATCTATACTACAGATTCTCACTATTTGTCTATAAATCATAAACAAATTCATAAATCCTTTTTGAACTCTAAAGATGGGGAAAGAGAGGTTTCAGACTTCTACGGATCTACTTATGTAATGACCAAAGAAGAAGTTTGGGGGTATTTTAAAGACTATATTAGTGAGCAAACTTTTGAAACAATGACTAACAACACTTTGGAAATTGCTAATAAAATTGAGTTTTATGATTTAGCACAAGATCCTGTGGTTCCTCCAACTCAAATACCAATCTTTGATGATAACCATATAATGAAAAATTATACAGACAAATATGAGTACATTAAGAAATTTTACTATAGTGATTATTTAGTAGACAGATATTTATTATTCTTAACTCAAGAAGGAATGACGAATAAAAATCAAGATTTTGATAAAGTAAACATGGATAGAATTGAAGAAGAATTAAAACAACTTTGGTTGATAAGTGAGAAAATTAATCAACGTTTAAGTAGTTATTATTGCTTAACAAAAGATTTAGTGGATCTAATGTGGAATTTAAGTCTCGTAGGAATCGCGAGAGGTAGCGTTACGGGACTATACCTTGCTTATCTAATTGATATTACTCAAATGAACCCCATCACATTCAATCTACCTAGTTGGAGACACATTCATAGCAGTAAGCCGGAGCTTGCAGATTAAGAGATTATCTATTGTCGTGATATAGTAATATTACTTCTTTGTAGAAAATATATTGAAAGGAGGTGAAAAAATTGATATTTGAAAGATTAAATGGTTTAAATACTCCCCCGGTTATTACAGATAATCATATAGATTTCATTAAAAGCAAATACAATGAAGGTCTATCTCAGACTAAAATTGGTGAATTGATGAAATGTAGTCAAAAATTAATTTCCCATTTAATGAAAGAATATAATATTCCTATCCGTACAGATAGGGAGCAAGCTTTAAAAAGTATTTGTAATGAAGACTTTTTTGAAATAATTAACACAGAAGAAAAAGCATACTGGTTAGGGTTTATGTATGCTGATGGCTATATTCTGAATAAGAGAAAACATAGTGGATATAGTGTTGGTATCACTTTAACGGCAAGTGACATTTCACATATTGAGAAATTTAAGAATAGTCTAAAATCAACAGCAAACATATCTACTTATGAAACGAAAGGGGATTTTAACAGTAAACCATATTGCAGAATTTTAATTGCCAGTAATAAATTATCTAATGATTTAATAAAACAAGGTTGTGTAACCAAAAAATCTAACGTTCTGTTGTTTCCAAAGGAAAATCAAGTTCCTCAATATTTAATCCACCACTTTGTCAGAGGATATATTGATGGAGATGGGAGTATAAGTTATTACTGCAAACCTAATAATAAAATCAATATTGGTTTGGGTCTAGTAGGTACGAAAGAATTAATCGACGGAATAAAGAGTTTTTTTAAATATTCCACATTTGAAATCTCATCAAAGACATCCAGAAAAAGGCACAAACAACTATTCTTTTAATGTTGGTGGAAACATTCAAGTATTAAGAATACTAGATACACTTTATAAAAATGCCACAATTTATTTAGACAGAAAATATGAAAAATACAAAGAAGTAAAAGAGGCATATCAACAACAAGAGAGAGTCTAAGTCGAGTCTATTAGAAATAGTAGATGTTAATTTCCGTGAACCTAGATTGTAATAGGGTGTGTATTCAACGATTAGTAGCACTAGGAAATGAGTGTTAATGAATATGCTAACAGGGGAAACCTAAGTCAGAAATGATATGGCAATCCTGTGCCAAGTCTTATTAGAAATAATAAGGAAGGTGCAACGACTATCTCAAGGGAGAGTAGGGTGGGGATACTACCATTCGAAGTGCGGAACACCTTAGCCGTAAAGGTCGGAAGGTGAAGATATAGTCTAGTCCCACTCTTAATTGAGTGTGAAAATATAGCGAAAGCTAGGGTGTAACCGATTGATGTGGATACAGAAGCAGCACAAAGAGGGAATATCCTAAAGGCAATCAAGGAGAAATATGGATATGAAAATACTTTAAATGTAGCTACTTTTAAAACACTGAAACCCAAATTGGCTATTCTTACTGCAGGTAGAGGATTGAACTACAATTACGATGAAATTCAAGCAATGTCTGATATGATTCCAATTGAAAGAGGAGCACAATGGAGTTTAAATGATTGTTTATTTGGAAATGAAGAAGAGGAAAGAAAACCCATCAGAGAACTAATAAATCTATTAGAGAATTACCCTCAATTGAGAGAAACGGCCCTAGAATTAGAAGGATTGATTGTTGGTAGAAGTATTCATGCAAGTGGTATTATCATATTCCCCAATGGATTTATTGAACAAAATTCCCTAATGAAAGCACCCAATGGAGATGACATTACTTGTTGGAACTTAGGTGACAGTGAATATACAGGAGGATTAAAATTTGATGCACTAACAATTGAATCATTAGATCGTATGAGAACTTGTATGGATGTTTTAGTAGAAGAGGGGAAAATGGAATGGAAAGGAAGTTTGAGAAATACTTATAATCACTATTTACATCCTGACGTTATAGATTATACAGATAAAGAAATGTGGAAACTTTTGTATAATGGAGATGTTGTAAATGCCTTCCAGTATGAAGGATCTGTGGGCAAACAAGCATTAAGTAAAATACACCCACAAAACTTTCTAGAATTAGTTACAGGAAATTCTCTAATGAGGTTAGCCAATAAGGGAGGAGAGCAACCATTAGACAAATATGTTAGATTTAAGAATGATATTAGTTTATGGTATCAAGAAATGAGAGAGTATGGACTAAATGAAGAAGAGATAAGTATACTAGAACCTCATTTATTACCTTTATATGGGCTTGCTGATACACAAGAAGTAGTCATGGAATTAACCATGGACAAAGGAATAGTTAACTTTAGTCTTACTCATGCAAATAAATTGAGAAAAGGAATTAGTAAAAAAAGTAAAAAGACTATCGAAGATTCTAAAATGCTTTTCTTTGAAGAGGGTTTGAAGAATGGAACCAGAAGGATATTTTTAGATTATGTTTGGAATTTACAAATAACCCCATCCTTGGGATATAGTTTCTCGAAAAATCATACAAATCCGTATACAGGGATTTTAGTTCAAGAGATGAATTTAGCTCATGTTTATGGACATATGTATTGGAAATGTGCTTGCCTAACTGTAAATTCAGGGGCAATTGGAGATGGAAAAACCACTAACTATGGAAAGATTGCTAAAGCAGTTTCAGAAATGAATGATATTGTAGATTCTCCAAATATTAATTATTCCAAGGAAGCGTTTACGATATATGAAAATAAAATATTATACGGGTTGAGAGCATTATCAGAAGTTGGTTCTGAAGATATTGAAACTATTTTAAACAATAGGCCATTTAATTCTTATGAAGATTTTATTGAAAGAAGTGGCAAACAATTAGCAAAAAATGCGGTAGTAAATCTAATTAAGTGTGGTGCCTTAGATTCTTTTGGAGATAGGATTAACTTGATGAATCAATATATTAATTCAATTGTAGAATTAAAGGATTCATTTTCTCTAGCAAACATTCCTATGTTAATTGACAGTGGTTTAATCTCTAAAACATACGAAGATGAAATAATTTATTATAACATTTATAAAGCAATATGCACGAAACCCAATTTAGTTCCTAAAGACAAATTGCCGGATGGTTTAAAAAGTGATTGGTTCTATATTAGTAACAATATACTAGATGTATTTTTAGATAAGTATAATGAGATGAAGGAAGATTTAGATTATGTCCAAATAGATTTTGGAACATATATAGTGCATAAAGGTAAGATTAAGAAAGCGTTGGATAAGAAAATTGAGAAGATTACTATGCTCCTAAAAGACAAAGAGGTTGTTAATAAATACAATGCAATAGTATACAAAGAAGCATATGACAAATATTGTAAAGGAAGTATAGCAAAGTGGGAGATGGATAGCATGAGCTACTATAAAACAGAGCATGAGCTATCTAAAGTAAATACCAAACGATATACAATTGAAAACTTTTATGATTTGCCTGAAGATCCGATTGCTAATGAAACTGGTTTTTACAGAGGAAGACCATTCAATAGATATAAATTATCGTTAATAATGGGCACTGTATTAGACAGAGATAAGACAAAACATACAGTAGAATTATTAACCCCAAGTGGAGTAGTAACTTGTAAGATGTATGATGGCTCGTTCAATCATTACAACAAAACTATATCAGAAATTAAAGAAGATGGTAAGAAGAAGAGAATAGAGGAATCTTGGTTCAAAAGAGGAACGCTCATGATGGTCTATGGTTTCAGATTAGGAGATCAATTTAAGCCAAGAAAATATAAAAACTCAGTATTCCAACATACAATTATGAAAATCACAAGACTGATGGACAATGGTGAAATTATAGTTCAAGAAGAAAGAGTAAGCGTATAATTTAAGGGGGATACTATGGAAAATGAAAAAATATTAAAATGTGAAATAGAGTTAGATAGAATATTCTTCCCCAAATTAAGATTCGAAGTGGAAAGTGGCGAATTTGCCATTTTCGTAGCTAACATAGTTAACAAAATTGAAAACTGCGAAGACCTTAAATTACTTTGGGGAAAATCGAAAATTAAATTAAAAGGTAAAGTATGCAAATTAGAAAGTTATGTAACATATAAAGTTGCTTGTAAATTGGCTGAAAGAAATGAAACACATGGAGACACATATGAAATACTTTTTATCAATAAGAAAATAGATTTAACTAATAAGTCACAACAAATTGATTTTTTAGAAGGTATAATTAATCCAAATATAGTATATAAATTATTTGAAAAGTATGATGATGTAATTACATTATTAGAAGATAAAGACATTTCCGCACTTACGTCAATTAATGGAATAGGTCATGCTACCGCCATGAGAATAATTGAAGAATTTGAAGATTGTAAAGATTATTCTCAAATTTATACAGAATTGAGCAATGCCAACCTAAGTGCAAATCTAATAAATAAATTATTAGATTTTTATAAATCTCCCGATATAGTGGTTGATATTGTTAAAAGTAATCCATATAAATTAGTTGAGGTGAGTGGATTAGGGTTCAAAAAGGCCGATGAAATTGCACAGAAAATTGGTATGACGGGTAATGATTCAAGACGAGTTAAAGCGTGTATTATAAACACATTATCTGAGAACGGAGAAATAGGAAGGAGTTACTTACATTTTAGTGAATTAATGAATATTGTTTTTGATCAAATTGGATTTATTGAGCAAGATATAATCAATGATGTTGCAAAACAACTACTTGATAAGAAAGAAATTAATGTATCTAGTGATGGTCAACTTATTGGATTGAAGAGATATTATGATTTAGAGATGAATATCTATAATGAACTGATTAGGCTACTTAATGCAGAACGCAGTGAACCATTTGAGATCGAAAATTGGGACGATGTTATAAAGGAAGTTGAAAAAGAACAAGGATATGAATTTACTCCTGAACAAATTGAGACAATTAAGATAATGATAGATAAAAATATCTTAGCTTTAACTGGTTCGGCGGGGTGCGTTGATTGTGACACAGAATACTTTAATGGAACTGAATGGAAAAAGATTTTAGAATATCAAAGTGGGGAGTATGTTTTACAATATAATAAAAGCAAAACCGCCGAATTGGTTATTCCTTCACAATTTCACAAGTATAAGTCAGATTACTTATGGAATTTCAAAACAAAATATGGGCTAGATCAATGTTTGTCTGATGAGCATGAAGTTTATTACATTACATCAAAAAATAATCTTTATCATAAGTCCTTTAAGGAAGTTAAAGAAAATCATGAACAGACTGGATTTAAAGGAAAATTCATTACAACATTTAACTATGAAGGAAAAGGGTTGCCTTATAATGAATGGGAAATCCGATTAAAGGTAGCTATAAAGGCAGATGGTAGTTTTAAAAGTAAAAAGTATAAACCTTTTGATTGTTATATTAATGTTAAGAAGCAAAGGAAAAAAGAAAGAATTGAATATCTCTTAGCAAAAAATAATATTGAATATGAAATATTAAATGGAGCAGAAGGATACAATGTATATAAATTTTATTATAAAGACAACGAGAAAACCTTTACAAGCAAATGGTACGATTGTTCAAAAGAGCAATTCGAAATTATCTATGATGAAATATTTTATTGGGATGGAGAATTTAAAAGGAAAAATAGATGGTTTACAACAATAAAATCAGATGCGGATTTTATACAGTTCGTAGGTGTTGTTTGCGGCTATAAAGCGACCATTGATACCCTAGATAGAGTAAATCAAGAATATATCACTGCAAATAAAGTATACATAAGAAAATCCATTGAATATGGTGTTCAATTTACAAGAAGAAACTTAATAAGTTTATGTACGGATAGAAGAGAAGACCATACTATTACTAAAATAGAACAATATAAAACATTAGATGGATTTAAATATTGCTTTACAGTACCTAGTGGTATGCTTATATTAAGAAGAAACAATC